ATTTACCCAAAATCTCTACCAAATCACCTTGAGGTACATTTTTGATGATACTCTCTTTTGCACCTTCTCGAAAAATATTAGCTGTCATAGTACGGGAGAGCATATTTGCATAGGTTGAAGCCTTTACACGTCTTACAATGTTACCGTTTTTATCATAATAAGGTATTGTAAATATGTCCTTTTGCTTGAACTCCTCTTCTAGCAATTTTGCTAATTCATAAGAGTTTTTATTGGTAACAGTACTTGCAAGCAAATTGGTGTCTGCTATGTTATTTAAAGCTTTAATTGTTTCTTGTTTATTACTAAAATCTGTTCTTACGTAAGCTTTAACTTTATTAGTTATATTTTTCGGTATATTAGAAAGATTTGTTAAATAAATGTCTTCAAGATTTTTAATAACTGTTTCATTTGCAATAAGCCCAATAATAGCTATATTTAATGCTTTGAAATATTTATTCTGCTCCTTCTGCCCCTCATAGTAAATCTGCTCAGATTCTTGTTCGGCGTATTCATAGAGTTCATATTCTAACTCTTTTATAATTTTTTCAAGCTTCCGTTTCTCAATACGCAGAGTAGATGTATCACTCCCTGCTTTAACAAGTTTGAGTATTGATTTTTTCAACTGCTCCAAACGCTTTTTATAAATATTGAGCAGTTTATAACAGCTTTCTTCTTGCAGTTCTTCAAATTCGCTAATCATTTATCATAATATCTTCTAATGAGACCGCGCTTGAAGCCTTTTGGTCTTTTTCAATCTCTTTCAGTTCGTTTTGCGCAACTTCTTCTGTAGAATTATCCATCAGCATTATTGCTGATAATTTACTTTGCGTTCCTGCAAGTACTCTGTCATTGCAGTTTTTAACAATTTCTGAATAGTCTCGTTTTATAGCATCACCCCAAGATATTGAAGCTGTTGCATCTTTATACCCTTTAAATGCAAGCGCGCATTTGACTGTTTTTTTAATAGCATTATCCAGTGATACAGCTCTGATATCTTCAACCTTTGCGATGGCAGCCATAAATATTTTAATAAGACTCTCGCCCGACATATTACCAGATAAATCAATACCATAAGCCTGGGGAGGAGTTTTGGTCAGTATATAGAAAAACTGCATTAAAGTATCAATGTGTGACTTTATTGCGGAGGCTTGTAAATCTGCTGTTATATATTCAGGCTTAATACCATTGGAGCCTACAGTTATAAAATCAGAATTAGGAAAATGCCTTTCGCCGGTGAGCGGATCCATTTCCGTATTCTCAATACTTCCTGCAAGCTTTGGATTAGCGTGCCTGTTAATAATCTTTGAGTTCTGCGATATTGTAAGCATCAGCTCTTCAACAACACTTTCGCAAGCCTTATAATCACTCTCTCCGTAATAACTGTCACTTTCTGTACTGTTTTTTACGTGAAAGAGTACAAAATCATCCCATATATCTGAAAAATCATCTATTTCGTCTAAGCCAAATGGTGTGATATCTTCAACCCGGACAGAAAGACAACCGTTATTGACGAGCCAAACTTCATTTTCAATATAGCCTTTGTGGATTTTCTCGATATGTTTGTAATTCTTTCCATCTTTGACTATGTCATAAATCAAAATATGCCCTGCAAGATCGTTTAAGTTTCCGTTGTTGAACACGGGAAACCAGCAATCAGGACAGACTGAAAAAATCTTAACATTACCTTCATCAAATGCAACCTTAAAAAGAGCGTCACCAAAACGCGAATTATCAACGCAAATCTCCTTTAAAACAGCTGCGAAATTATTATCCTCGGCTATCTTATCCCAAACTTCCTGCGCGCTGTCAACACTGATGTTAAATTCATTATTAGTAGTCAGGTATTTAAAAAAGTCTGTGAGAGCCTTAAAAAGGTTTACTTCTACAAGACTCTGGGCTGTTGTTGAAGCAAGCGGATAACGCTGTCTGATTTTTCTTATTACATTTGCAAAAGGTTTTGCGTAATTACTTCTGTACAAGTCTCTGTATCTCGCGTAATTCCTAAGACGGATTAAGTCCTCGCTATCCCATTTTAGTTGTTTATTTATATCGAATGTAGTTAGCATTAAAAGTCCTCAAATGTTTATACAATCCATATCTGGATGCATCCATACAGTCATCATTTATTTTAATCGGAGTATCGAGCTGAATACTTGATTTTAATCCTTCTTCTTCTGAAGGATAGCGGTAAGTTTGGTATTCTTGCAATGTATGAACACACCTGGCCGAAACAATAAGCTTGTCATAATTTATAACAGACCTTACAAGAGCGATACTATCCTCAACTTTTGGCTTTTCTTCATAAACAACAAGCCCGGTGCCTTTTCTGAGTTTATCATTCTGCTCGGGACGGGCATTATCGCAGTTGGCAAAACTAAAAAAACGCTGATATTCGTTTTGTTTCTGCTCTATCCAGCGTATTACGGAGTCTGCTTCAATTTTTTGTCCGTAAAGTTCATCAATCTGATAATACATCCCGGATTTGCTGAAACCAAATAAAATTACTGCGGTAGGATGGTTCCAACCCC